TGCATCAATTGCAGTAAATGATTCTGATGTCCAGATAGATGTTGTTTCATCTAGTTTTTTATATGCCTTGATGATTTCAAGATGCTCTACATTACGCTTAATACGCTCTTTGTATTCATCTGTTGTTTCCTCATCAGTTTTAGCGATACCTATTGCAGTAACGCTATCACCGGCAGCAGCAAAGATAGCTGCGATTTCTGTGCTTGTTAGTTCTTCCATTGTTTTTTAAAAAATAAATAATTTGTTTATGCAGCTTCGAGGGCTGTGACTTTTGTTGATAGTTCTTGTATTGCTTTTACTAAGATAGGAAATAATCTTCCATAAGAAGCTAATAATTTTTCTGGATTTTCTTTATTAACAGCATGAATATAATCATTTTTATCACCTAAAGCTGTATCTAACTCTTGTGCAATAAAACCAAGTTCTGATTTACCATCATTGTCACTTGCTTCACGCATTGCCCAAGTAAATTTTCTAACTTTAAGTAAGTTAATTAAATCAAGTCCATCTTCAGCATCAACTATATTTGTCTTATCTCTTTGGTCAGACAAAGCACTTATTGTTTGAACTTGACATTGAATTTCGGCAATGTTTGAATCTCCAAAAACAACTTTATTGTTTACATGTGCTGCGTTTGTGTCAGCATTATTTCCTATAACAATATTATTATCTCCTGTTGTGATTGCATTTCCCGCATCCGTTCCGATACAGGTATTTTTTTCACCCGAAGTTATTATATGACCAGAATTATGTCCTAGACAAGTATTATTATCACCTGTTAAAGTTGAACTACCTAAAGATCCACTACCTACAGCAACACAAAAACTTGAATCTCCAGTACAGCCATCCATAGCTTGCCTTCCAACTGCTGTATTATTTGATCCAGTTGCATTAACTTGTAAAGCACCAGCACCAATCGCAGTGCAGTTACTTGCTGTGGTGCTTAATTCTGATGCTTGTAAACCTACAGCTACGTTAGCTGATCCTTCTGTGTTATTTTGTAATGCTTGAGAACCTACTGCTACGTTGTAATTACCAGTAGTATTAGATTCTAGTGCTTCACTTCCAATAGCTACTATTTGTGATCCAGTAGTATTAGATGTTCCAGCCTGATATCCAACTGCTGTGCATGAACCAGCCGTAGTATTAGCATCAAGAGCGTAAGAACCTACCGCTACGTTGCTTGGACCAGTTGTGTTTGCAGTTAAAGCATTAAACCCAACGGCTGTGTTGTTAGCTGCTGTAGTGTTGTGATCTAAAGCCAAGTAACCAATAGCTGTGTTAGTAGCTCCAGTTGTATTTCTTAAAAGAGCATTACTACCAATACCAATGTTATAATTTCCTGTTGTATTGTAATACAATGCTTGAGAGCCGATAGCTACGCATTGCTCTCCAGTAGTATTAGTTAGTAAAGTTTCATATCCAAGTGCAACATTATAACTACCAGTAGTATTATTATCTAAAACTCTTGTACCTACTCCAACATTCCTAGTACCAGTAGTAGTTGCTTCTAATGCTTGTTGTCCAATTGCTATGTTATCTTCTGCTGTTGTAATAACTGCTCCAGCGTGATAACCGATACCTATATTTTTTTCTCCTGTAGTAACAGCAGTTAAAGCATCATGACCAACAGCAACGTTCATACCACCTGTAGTACAAGCATCGAGGGAATTTTGCCCTACAGCTACGTTGTTAGTACCAGTTGTATTTGATAATAAACTAGCTTTACCTACGGCAACGTTACCTGTTCCAGTTGTGTTTGCAGTTAATGCTTGATGACCTACTGCTGTAACACCAGAAGCTGTAGTATTAGCATCTAAAGCACCATAACCAAGAGCTGTGTTGTTATTACCAGTTGTGTTTACAAATAAAGCTAATCTACCAACGCCTGTGTTTTGATAGCCAGTTGTGTTTGCATCTAACGCTGATGATCCTAAAGCTGTATTTTCATCTGCAGTTGTATTAGATAATAACGCACTTCTACCCACAGCTACGTTGTTAATTCCAGTTGTGTTTGCGTTTAAAGCACTAGCACCTATGGCTACGTTGTTAGCTCCAGTTGTGTTTGCGTTTAAAGAAACATGACCAACGGCTGTGTTGTTAGATGCTGTTGTGTTTGCTAATAACGCACTATTTCCCATCGCAACATTATTAGATCCTGTAGTATTTGCACCTAAAGAATTTATGCCTAAAGCACTATTAGAGTTGCCAGTTGTGTTAGCATCTAGACTATTTGCTCCTACGGCTGTAAGTGAAGTTCCAGTTGTGTTTGCTCCTAAAGCTGCATTACCAATCGCTGTATTATTATCTGCTGTTGTGTTTAAATCTAAGGCTTGATAACCAAGGGCAGTGTTATTAGATCCAGTTGTATTATCTTGTAGAGCATCATATCCAACACCCACGTTGTTACTACCTGTTGTTGTGTAATACAATGCTTGACCACCAACAGCAATGTTATAATTGCCAGTTGTATTAGAATAGAGTGTGGAAGCACCAATACCAGTGTTATGCACACCAGTTGTGTTTCCAGTTAGAGAATTATAACCAAGAGCAGTATTATTACTTGCTGTTGTATTTGCATCTAAAGCATTAGCACCTAAAGCTACGTTACTATTTCCAGTTGTGTTTGATACCATTGCATTTCTACCAACTGCTGTATTGTTATCGGCTGTTGTATTTGCAAATAAAGCACCATCACCAACAGCTACGTTAGTAGAGCCAGTTGTATTGCTATTTAGAGATTTACGACCAAATGCAACATTATTAGTACCTGTGGAGTTTGTAGTAAGACTTAAATAACCAACTCCAGTATTGTAAGAACCAGTTGTATTGGCATCTAAAGATTGACTACCTACAGCGGTATTTTCAGTTCCAGTTGTGTTTGCAAGTAATGATTGATAACCAATAGCCGTATTATTATCAGCCGTAGTATTGTTTGCTAATGCAGCACCACCAAGAGCTGTATTTTTATCTCCAGTTGTATTGTCAAACATTGCGTCAATACCAACAGAAACATTATTATGTCCCTCTGTGTTATATACAAGAGAACCTTTACCAACAGCAGTGTTACTATATCCAGAAGTGTTTGTTGTTAAAGCCTGTTTACCAATAGCAGTATTATTAGCACCAGTGACAGCAGCATCTAAAGCTGTCTCTCCAACAACAGTGTTACCTGCAACAGAGTTTGCACCTTTACCTACGCTTACGCTATTAAATATTACATCTGCACTATGACCAGCTTCCTTCATTAAAGGTGTACCGCCAGCAGTACTTCCGTCATGGACTACTACTGTTTTCTTTGTAGTATCTACTGTGACTTCTCTAGCGACACCAGTAAATGAATTATGTTCAGAGGATGTACCACCTCTTAGTTGTAGTTGGTCAGGCATGGTAAATTAGATTCCTCCTAAGTTAAAAGTCCCAGATCCTTTGTTGAGGGATACACGATTAGCGGCAATGGCTTCATTTGAGAATACCGCACCTGTTACAGCAAGACCACCTAAATCAATAGAGTTAGAACCTGCTGATGCTGTATATAAAGCATTAAAGGCTGCAGTTGCAAATTTAGCAACCTCTACGGCATTTTCAGCAATGCCTTGAAAGACCTGCCCATTAAATACTCGTAGCTGTTTGCTTACACTATTAAAGTATAAGTCACCTTCGGTAACTGATGCACCCAAAGCATCTTGGGTAGGATCAGAAGAAGCTTGCCCTAAGTATAATGCTAAAAAGTTATTTAGGTATGTTGACGCATTATTTACATTTGTAATATTTGTAGCGACTGTATTTACGTTAGATATAGAACCAGCAGTGGTGTTTACATTATCTATAGACCCTGCTGTTGTATTGACATTACTAATAGATCCAGCAACTAAACCTATATCAGTACCATCATTAGCGACTGTGGTTACGTTACTGCTAATACCAGCTACGGTTGTGACGTTTCCACTAATCCCTGCAACAGTTGAAATATTACTGTTATTACCAGCAACAGTAGTAACATTGCTACTTATCCCTGCGACTGTATTTACATTAGCTATTGAACCACCAACATTATTTACATTTGATATTGCACCAGCAACAGTTCCTATATCTGTACCGTCATTAGCTACTGTAGTTACGTTTGCTGATATACCTGCAACTGTAGTTACATTGCCACTTATACCAGCTACGGTATTTACATTACTAATAGCACCTGCAACTGTATTAACATTAGATACACTGCCAGCAACAGTAGTTACCTCTGTTGCCTTTGGTACAAGTCTATGAAAAGTATAAGTATTAAGAGTAGTAGTAGTCTCTAATATCATTCCAAAGCCAGCAGCAAAAGTAGTGCTTGCTGTAGCTCCGTTAATAGTTACAGTTGAGTTACCAACAGTTCCGTTAGAAATAGTAAACGTACCACTACCATTAGATGTATAAGCTGTACTTAGAGATTTAATACTAACTAAAGTACCTGCACCGTTATTTACATCAGGGTTGGCATTAGGAAATGCTAGTTCAGTTGCTATCGGTACAAAACCACCTACATCATCTACCAGGTCTATAACCCTTGCATCTATAGCTGCTGTAGTTGCTATTTTAGTATCAGCACTACTCCAGGTTTCACCTGATTGGATTTCTTCAACTGTATCTTTACCAAAAAATATTTCACCAGCACGTTTAGAAGAATAAACTTGTGTATCACTGGTAGAAGTACCAGAAGTTACGACACCTGCACCTGTAATACCATCTAAATCAACATTACCTGTTATCTCTATTCCAGTAGCTAAAGTTGTTAATTTAGGTTGTGAATCATGGAATACTTTTACAGCACCGTTAGCTATACATTGTATAAAGTCTTCAGCATGACCTGATGTTGCATCTTTCTGTAAGAATAAATTAGTACCGTTAGTAACGATTACAAGATCACCAGTACCTACTTCACTAATAAAACTGTTGCTGTTACCAGAATCATGGAATAGCTGTAAGGCATTAGCATCACTTGTACCAATCGTTAGATGACCACCAGATACAGTGTATGTACCATCACCATCATCAGATGTAGCACCAGAGTTTATCTTTAGTTTTTGTGTATTAGTAAGGTTAGTTGTATTAGCTGTTGCAATCGTACCTGTAGTAAAAGCACCAGTACTAGCAGAGTTAGCTCCTATAGGAGTTCCATCTATAGCACCACCATTTATATCAACATTACTAGAAGTAAATGCTGTAGCTGTAATGGTTTTATTTGTTAGTGTCTGAGCAAGAGTATCTAAAACAACATTACCAGTAGCATTAGGAAGGGTAATTGTTCTATCAGCAGTAGGGTTAGTTACTGATAGTGTTGTCTCATGGGCATCAGCACTACTACCTTCAAACTGTAAGGAGCCAGTTATTGTATTACTGCCATCTCTTTTTAATAGATCGTTATTAACAATATCAACAAATTCTTGAAGAGCAAATAAGTTTTGGTCACTTTGAGTATCTAAATCAGCTTCAGTTAAAACAGAACCATCTTGAAAATCTATCTTCTTAGCAGATATATCTGTATCTCTTTGAAACTTTATTGCAACACCATTAGCAGGTACATTACCTGATAAAAACTTTATGGTAGTAGCACTAGCAAATTCGTAGTGAGTACCTAAAGTTTTAGGAGTAAAGTCAGTACCGACTGTTACATCAATTTCAGATTCAGCAAGGTAGGCAAATGAAATATTAAAAGCATCAGACTTACCATTGGAATCGGTATTACCATTACCAGTATGGTTAGTAAATGATGGAGCAGTGTTGGTAGCCATAATTAGTTGAAAGCTCCAGATTCAGTTTTTTCTTGGGCTTCCTTTCCTTTCTTATAATACTCTAATATTCTTAATTGTTTTTGCATCTTTTGTTCTTCAAAACGCTTACCACCTAATTCTTCAATAAATTTATCTGTGCCTTCTCTTATATATAGTTGGTTTAATTGTCTCAATCCGCTTATATTTCTACCTGGATCTCCAAACATAATTTGATCTACTGCCATAGGTACATCTAATGGACTTTCTGCTTCTTCTATAATTGCCATGTTTTCTTTAAAATGGGGTGTCTTCATATATCCTCGTATAGCTTGATCTAATGTCAACCCATCTATTTTAAAAGTATTAACTGTATTTTTTAATTTGTCATAATCTGGTCCACTTAATTGATAAGGATCTGCTTGATCTCTTATTTCTTTATTTGAATGTGTAATTTTGTCACTAGGTTCTGGTAAAATTTTTCCTAATTTTTTTTGTAATGTTAAAACTGGGTGATTTATTGTTTCACTAGATTCAACCCAATTAAATAAATCAAGACCTCTTCTATGAGGACGTTTTATATAATTGTTTGTAATATGTTCTCTTTGAGGAGGTAAATGATCTCCGTATAAAGGTATTGTTGATTCAAATTCATTTAACATTCTTGCAAGACCTGCAAATTCTTTATCTCCTGGTCTTACGGTTTTATCTCTTTTAACTACCCACTTTTCAATTTCTGAATCTGGAACACCATTCATCTGCAACAGATCTTTTGGTACTTGTTTTAAATATCTAAACAAACCACTACCAGGAATATTACTTGCTCCTTGGCGAGCAAACCATTTTTCTGCTTTACCAGGATTTAACCATAAATTAGCTGCATCCCCTACACCTTGAGTAAAGGTTCTGTCTGTAAAGTTACGACCAAAAGCAACAAGAAAAGCTGACATCATATCTCCATACTGACCATCTGTTAAATGTTCTTGTACCTGATGTCCGTCAACTAAAAAGCCAATATAACTAGAAAGAGGATCTAGTCTTTTATAAGAATGATATACATAAACATATTCACCATCTTCACCTATTTTAGGGTCTCCATTCTTATCAAACTGTAAAAACCCTGCTGAGTATGGTCTCCAACCAGTTTTCCAATCAGCCCACCAAATTCCTCTTCCTTCTGCTGTAGAAGTGTTTACACCTCCACCAGTTAAAACTACTCTTGGAGGATTACCTGCTTTTTTTCTCTCTTTTACTTGATCTTGTGTTTCTACTTTAACTAAATTTTGCATATTAATTAATGAAATAAATCCACCTGTTGCAAGAATACTCATGCTTAATTGACCCATTGTTTCTGCTTGTACTAAAGGGTCACTACTTTTAAGGTCATTTCTAAATTCTTTCATCAATAAATTTATGCCAGGTGTATCTCTAAAGCCTTCCTTGATAATATTTGCAGGTGATCTAGTAAACATCTGAAATCTTCTAACTATAGGAATTTTCGCCAAATCTTGAAGACCTTTAGCTGTAGGTCCAACAATGTCACCATCAGTTCTTATGTCTTGTGTAAATGTATTTCTTTTGCCAAGCTCTAAAGATGATTTTAAAATTCTGGCTTCTACTTCTTCTGTAATGTTTTTACCAGTTTTTTTAATTATTGATTCCCAAACAAGATTTGATTTTTCTATTGTAAATTTAGATAAGTCTTCACCTGTTAATCCTAATTTCATACCTTCTAAGAAAGAACTACTTACAGTAGCACCTCTTATATTACCTGCATGAAATAGTGCATCTGTAGCAGTCATGGCTCTCCCAGAGCTTCTTGCAAAAGTTCCAATAGGATTCCATATTTGTGCTAACCATTTTTGAGGTCCTGTAAGATCTGTTGTATCTACATAAGTTGCAAACTGTTCTGGATAATCTAATTTTCTAGCACCAGGATTTAAGATGTTTTCTTGTTTTTGCCATGATTCACCCATAGCTTTTAACGAATAATTAAGATCACTGTGCATATAAATCAAATGCAATAATGATGCTTTGTATCTTTCTGGCTGTACTATGTTTCTAGGATCTAAAGCTAATTTTAATGGAGTTTTATAAGCCATTATTACGTTAGATAAAATATTTATTTCATGTATGGTGGGAGCAAATAACACACCATTTATTAAAATCTCATTTAACGGTCTTAAATAAGTGTTAGGACTTAGTAATCTATCTAACAAACCATATTCAAATAGTCTTTTTATTTTTTCTGGATTACCTTTAGCTAAATCAATAGTATTTAAAAACTTATTAAATTTAGTAAAATCACCTGTTTCTTTTGCTTTTGCTAATGTGTCTTTTAGATTTTTTTGAAGATCTTTTATTTTCGTACTTTGATAGTTAACAGCAATATCAGCATCACCTCTATTTCTTTGTTGTAATTTTTTTCTTTCTGGTATAGATAATTTTAAATATTCTTCTTTAGATATAGAAAAATTCTCTAAATCAAAAGCTAAAGACCCTAAACCTCTACCTGCTTCACTTCTTAAAGGAATACCTAGTCGTAACCATTCATCATAATCATCAAAATGTTTTATTAATAATTCTGCACCTTCTTCTATTTGTTGAATATTATCTAAAGGAATATCAATATTAGTAAGTTGTTGTAGTGATTTTGTCTGATTTGCTATTGATCCGCTTGTTAATTTTACATAACCACTTAAAGCTACATTAAGACTGTCTGAAGGTAGAATTTTATATATTTGCTGCATTAATTTTGCTAACTCTTTTAATTCGTCAGCATTAGCCATCAATTCAACAGCTTCATCAGTTGTATCACCAACTGTTTTAACACGATAAAAACCACTACCATCTTCTTCAAGCTTCATACCTCTAAGAACTTTCTCTAAAAAACGTGCTTGTCTAGGGGTACTTGCTAGTTGATTAACATTAACTTGTCTAGGAAGTATGTTTTCATCACCTAAATCTTGTGTTTTTTTCTTTGCCATTCCAGTTATACCTTCTACATTTTCTAAATCTAAAGGCACATCTCTATATTTTTTAACATTCTTTCTTTTAACAAAATCATTAAAGATTTTTCTTGTCTGACTACCGCCTAACCTAGCTCTAAGACTTACAAATAAATCTTCTACAAACAGTTTAGTTTCTTGAACTATTCGTTTAAAAGTTCCTTGAGGTGCAAAATCCAAAGGACTACCTGCTATACGAGCTTCACCTCTGTACATATCCATAAACTCATCAGCCATATTCTCGGCAAAAAACTCATCAATATTGGTAAATCTATAGTTTTCGTTTTTAAACTTGCTTTTATCAAAATAGTCTCTAGCTTTTTTAAGATAATTTGTTTCTGTTATTTTTGGATATTTAAAAGAAATAGGACTACGACCAATCTTTTGTTTTAAAGATTCTGGGGTATTATTTCTAACAAATGCAGTTTTTTCTTTTTCAAACTGCTTTAAATACTTTGTTTGAGCAGTTTTAAATTCTTTTGTATATCTTGCTAAATCTTGTTTTGGTAAATATCTTGAAAGACCATGCCATAGTTCGTGAATCATAACATGATTAAAGCTGCCACCTGCACCTTGTTCAACACCTTCTACAATTTGTTTTCTAATTCTTATAAGGTTATTAGCAAAGTTGTATTCCCCTCCTTGAGCAAGTTTTGTAGTAATTGACAATGCTTCTTTATCAAACATTCTTTCGCCAATAGTGTCGATAAATGTTTCTATTGCTTCAACTTCATTAGGATCAGCACCTTTTGTATTAACTTCTAACCTAAGTCTTTTCTTTAAATTATCAGCACCTCTGCTTAACCCACGTTTAGCTTCAAGGTTAGTTTTGTAAGGTTTTACTGGTGGTCTTTCTACTACTTTAAAAACATCATCAAACTGTTCATCTGTTTCTATACCATAAAAACCTTCTGGATCAATTTCTTCTCCATCAATATTTCTTGGTGGTAAGGTATCTCTATCGTTTTTAAGCTGTTGTCTAAATGCATCAACTGCTTCTGTTTTTGTAGCATCAATATCGTCAATAGTGTCTCCTTGTATATCATCAATACCAAAACGATTAGCTTTAGTATTCATAATGTCGATTTCTGATGATATTTCTTCTAGTTGTTTTATTTCTTTTGGTGTTATTACTTGATTAATTTCATCTGCTGTTTTACCAACAAACTTATTAATATCTATTTTTGAAGTTAATTCTTGTATTTTGTCTGCTGACCCTTTAAATCCAATACCTAAACCAGTACCAAGTAATGCAGCATTACGACTTTCTTTAAATGTTGGCAGTCTTTGTTCGTCAACTCCCTTTTGTATAACTTGATCACCAATAGCTAATGTACCTCCCATTACTCCTGATCTAGCTAAAGATCCCAAACCTTTACCTTCTACTCCAAAAGGAATAGTTTGCAATACTCCTGATGATACGACTTCTCCCCAATTAATTTTTTCTTCACCTCTAGCTTTTTGTGCAGCAATATTTAAGCTCGCACCTGCTCCAAAGTTTATACCGCCATAAGCTAACCAACCATAAGGACCAGCAGCTAGTAAAGGTGCTGTAGCTACATCTGTAGCCATTCCTCCACCTATTTCTATACCAAGACCTGCTGCTTGTTTCCCAAACTGTTCTGTAGTGCTAGATTGTGGTTCTATATATTGACTTGTTACATCATCCGTAGCTTTAGATCCAATACCAAAAGCACCCTCTGGAACAGTGTTTTCTTTTTGTGGGATTAAATTAGAATCAGTCATGTTTATTTAGCTTTAGGTAAAAACTTTTTGTATGATCCGTCTGTATAAGTAGACCAATCATTAAATCTTTCTTCTGGTTTTCTTCTATCGTAAAGTATAAACGCTGCCTTGGCATTGGTTAATGGATCGTATAAATCTTGTGGACTCTTAATATTAAATAGTGGGAAGCGTTCCGCTTGATATTCTTTAATTACATTTATTTGCCAAAGACCTAAACTAAATTCATTTTCTTTATTAGGATCTGTACCAGATGCAACAGTATCTATTTGAGCATCACCCTTGGATTCTGCTAAAGCTATAGCTGCCATTATTCTTGCATCCTCAGGAGGAAAACCTACTTCCATTGCAAGTCTGTAAAGAGAGTTGTAATTAAAAGCTTTAGTAACATCTATTTCATCAAGAACACTTCTATTTGTAAGATCAGACTCTGGTACTACAGCATCATCTATTGTGTTAACTATGGGCATAATTAATTCTTGCCCTGCTGTAATTACATCTGCATTAGTTATATTGTTAGCTTCCATAATATCGCTAACTGTTGTACCAATGCTTTCAGCAATAGAAGTTAAAGTATCACCTGCTTGCACTAAATAAGACCTGGCTTCTTCTTCTTCATCTAAAGCTTGTTCTCTGTCAAGGTCTTCTTGTCTAATAGGACTTGCTGCTCCTCCTTCTGCTTTTGTTTCTTTCTCTTCTTTTCCAAATAATCTTTGAAAAAAGTTACCTCCTGTTAATCCTTCTGATCTATTTGAAACTTCTCCTTCTAATTCAATTTTACCTTCTGGTGTAATTGTGTATTTGTTTTCGTATAATACTTTTAAAGCTTGTTCTGTTGTGATTTGCTTGCTTTCTGCAAACTCAAGAATTTGTAGAGGAGAAGGATTGTTTATTAATTCCTCTTTTTCTATTGTTTGAATATCTTTTAATGCGTTATCTTCTAGTTGTCTTAGTTTCGTTTCATAGTCTTGAGCAGATCTTGTAAGCATTTGTCCAGGATTATTAGGATCAGGTGTAAAAAACAAATAATCTCTTAAATTTCTACCAATACTTTTTGCATATTGTTGATATTTATCTGAATTATTTTGTCCTTTTGATGTTGTTATATTAAATTTAGGGCCTAATACTGTTTGTTCTGCACCAGCAGCAGCAGCTAATCTTTTTAATACATCTCTTACATCTGTCTTGTAAGTGCTGTATGGATTTAGACTAACACCTTCATACCCAATAATTTTACCAACTTCTCTTAAGTTTCTTATATCTTCTTCTGTTGCTGTAGCTCCAAGTTTTTTTCTGATACTTATTAATTGAGTTGACGCATCTTCTTTTGATATTTGTCCATTTAATACTTGGTCTCCTAAACCTAAAATAGTTCTACTTCTGTCTTCTTCAAAAATTTCTATTTCTTTTAATATATCTTCTCTTCTGTGTGGAAGTTTTGTAAGCAATTCGTTTAGTGCAGGTATGTTTTCTAAAGTGCTTGATCCGTATTGAATAGCAAAATCTAAAATATCTTTATCTTCCGCTACTTTGTTTTTATCTACATCTCTTTTTTTATCATCATCATATCTGTCATATAAATCTTTAGTAAGTTTAAACATATCTGTACCAAACTTAGGATGTTTTCTTAATGTTGATTGCTTAAAAGTTCCATCCTTTTGCTGTACTACAGGTCCAATTCTTATACCACTACCCATTTTTATAACTTCTAAAGCATCATTTAAAGCACTATCAAAATCATTAGGATTGTTTTGAAGAGCAGTGTCGTAAACACTAGTAGAAATACTTTTTACAGAACTAACTATGCTTTCAGTAAATTTAGTTCGTTTATCAGCAGGTATCCCTAAGCTTACAGTTCCTTCTACTTGTTGCTCTATTAAAGATAATGCTTCTTCTTTATTGCCTTCTAGCCACAATGGGTAAGCACTCCATAAAGCATCAACAGTTTGTGATTTTGATTGTTCAAATTTATATTGTTTATTTGTTTTTATATGTTCTGCCATCTTTGCTTCTATAGCCTTTTGATGATAAGGATAAAATTCTTTTGCAAGATGTCTTTTATTTAGACCTTGAGTTTTTGTAGCAGTTAAAGATGAAAAATCTTCTAATAATTCTTGTACTTGCGGTGAATCTATTGAAAAATGCCAAATAGGTTTTTTTACTGTTTTCCCTTCACGATTTGTAAATTCAAATGTTTTGTTGTTATAAATATTTTGGAACTCAGAACCTAGAGTTAAACCAACGTGTTGAGCTTGCCTTTTGTCAAATTCATCATCTCTAAAAATACTACCACCAATTAATTGATTAGCAGCTTCATCACCATATTTATCTCTATGTTCTTTTGTTATTTGTTTGAAACCTTTTTTAGCAATCTCCATAGTCATATCAGCACGTTGATCTTCAATAGCACTTTCTATTCTTGTACCTATAAACTTTTGCAAAGCAGGGTTTACAGCTTGTAATGCGGAAGCTAGTTCTTCTGCTCCTGTTTTAGGTAAGACAGTGGGTTCTGCTACAAAAATATCTACAGGACTTGCAGATGAATTAAAAGCTGTACTTTGAAAACTAGATGTCATTAGCCTGGAAGAAGTTGACCATAGGTGGATAAGCCAGTAGAAGCTACATTAAGTAGCACAGACCCAAGTGAAGGAATCTGATTATAAGCTTGGTTAATATTACTTTGTAGTTGATTACGTCTATTATCTCGCTGTGCTTCAAGACCACTAATATTTCTTGTATATTGTCTTCTTGCAGATTCTAACGATTGGTTAATAGCTTCTCTAGCATTTGCTGTTTGTCTTTCTTCATTCTGCAACAACATCTGCACTGTTAAACCTGCCTGTTCATTAGCTCTTATAGCTCCTCTTGCTTCTAGTCCTTTAATTGTTTTAGCTAATTTTTCTTGTGCTGCTGATGCTTGTGTTTCTTTTAACTGTGCTGCCGTAGCTTCTTGTTGAGCAGCAAAAGCTTGTTCTGCTGATCTGTTAGTAATTAAAGCTGATTCATATTGTTGGTTAGCTGCTGCCTGTGCTGCTGATCTTTGTGCTAAACCACTAACTAAATTAAGACCTAAAGATGCTGCAAACAACCCTGATGTTGCACCTGCACCTAATCCTCCTATTGCTGGAAATGCTGCAAAGCACATTTAAGCTATCCTCAGAAATTCGTAGAATGGTTTACTTTGTTTTCCGTACTTCTCGTGATAATTAATAAAAGTAAAACCCAAAGCTTTTAACCATTTGATAGCAGAATCATTCTCTGCATATACAAAATTATATAAGACTTTGTAAGATTTCAACAAGCCATCTACCCATTCTCGACCTTTTCTTATTAGTTGTATTTTATATTTTTTATTACTAAATAATTCATCAGTACATATCATCCATATACAACCATCAGCAATAACACCACAAATACCCATAGGTTGATCATCATCACCTGCTATCGTCTGTGTTCTATCAGCCCATAAATATGATAGTCGTAGTGCTTCTTCTCCTTGATGTCCTGTCTGATACCAAGCTTCTAGACGATCCATCTTTCTCATGTTTTTACATACATAATCAAGATCTTTTAAATTAGATTGTCTCAAGTATCCCATTAAATTCTCCTACTTCTTATATGGAACATAGCTTCATATTCAGCACTTGATAATTGTGTTGGTAAGAATGTGTCATTTTTTACATCTATATCTACTCTATCTGCTCTAGACATAATTGGCACTCTAAATGTACCTGTCTCTAAATTTATCTGACCAATAGAAGATGAAGCAGCACCTAACAAACGACCAGTAAATTTATGTGTACTTGTATCTCTATTTTCAGGTGTTACTTCTACTTGAAAGAATCCTGTATCTTCAAACTTAATATAGAAATGATGTAGTTGTAACCTGCCACTTACTATCTCACCTGCATTAGTACCAGCACCACCTTCAGTTAATCTTTGCTGACTAAATCTATAGTGCATTGTATAAGGTTCACCAATAATAAATTTACTAAGTCTATAGTCTCCATTAGCTGTAATGGTTGTCGTAGATCCGTTTGCTGTATTAGTAGTCTGTAAGGTCTGACCTGGTTTAAGAGCTATTGTATTACCTTGTGTCGTGACGTATGTACTTGTCTCACCACTACCTAGATATCTACCAACAACAGACATCTTTGCATTTAATCTATAAGGAACAGTAAAAGTACTAACATCAGTTGTAGCGTTATAAGCAACAGATACACCACTTGTTGCTTCTGTAACCTTATGATCTAAATGATATTCAAACAGTGCATTAGCTTCTCTGTACTCTGCTTCAAAAGGCATCTTTTCTAAGCTAGTACCGTTAGCTTCTTCTATAACCATAAACAAATCAGTACCAATAAAATCTATATTTTTAATACTTTTGGAAGAGTTAAGAGTAAAAGTAGACCAACTGTTTAATACCTTTTGGAAGTTTTCACCATACAACCATCTGTTGATATAAAGCTTATTAGGATTATCAGTACCTACTAGAACCAAAACATCTTCATTAGTAGATACAGCTAATTTAAATATATTACTTGGTATTAGTCTTGGTACATGGATAGTGATGTTGCTTGCATCTTTTATAGCTACATCTTCTTGCGTTATATATTCTCTTACACCTGCAAAGCTACCCTTGTTAGTTAGATAGTAAATAGAAGAACCAGAACCTACAGGTTGTGCAGAATCACTAGACTCAAATTCTGTTGCCACAACTACGTTAGCTGTTTTAGGTGTTAAAGAATCAGATGAAGAAGTAAGAACAAATTGTGTTTGATCTGAGAACAAGATCAACTGTTCTCCCATAGTTACTGCGTGTTTAAGAATAGCGACTTTGGTATGAGAAGCTGCAACGTCAATAGGATCTGAATCTATAACAGATAAAACTGTTTCTGGAAAAAAGGTAAAGAACTCTGAAACCCTTGATAGCACTACGTTGTCATCAGATAGAAAGCCTAACCTGTTTCTAAAAAAGAAGACGTTGTTGATTTTATTACCAACAAAAGAAGGGTTGGGTGCTGAATCTAAATCACCTACAGTACGTTCTCCCCACTTAGGTAAGGTATAAGAAGTAGTTACACCATCTATTGTTACGTTATAACTATCACCATCAACCCTTGCAAATCTAAAATTACCATCAGCCTGACGTATTAAAACGTGTGGCATTTTATCGTAGTTAAATTTAAACTCTATACCTGCTTCTACTGTTTCTTCCCATTGTCCTTCTTCAAAAGCATTGCCATTATTAGTTACAAATTTAACGTAGTAATTATCAAAATTAGTAGACTCATCTCCTTTTACTTCAACAACATATCCATTAGGAGAAACAGTAGGTAAGTCAGTAAACCTTTGTACTGAATTTTTTACGACTGTAAGTTGTGTATTACCTTGAGTATCACTACCATCAATAGAAAAGTTACTACCATCATTCTTTTTTATATGAATAACAGGACCATTCCTAGCAATAGTAAATCCTGTTAGTCCAGAGTTAAGACCTGATTGCAGATCAGTAGCAACTTGTGTCGTACTAAGTGTGGAGTTGCCTGTAGTATCATCAGTAACAGTCACTCCATCTACAGTGACTGAGTATGTAGTCTTATCTGAGACTTGATTAACAAATACAATAGCTTGTGTAATATTGCCAGCAGATAAACTTGTATCCATTGCTGTTGCAATACTGGTATTAACAACAAAGGTAAAGTCTGCAATAGTTACAGTCTTGATAACACTTCTAGGATCACTTGTACTTAAATAACCAACTCCATCAGGTTTGTTTACTGTCTTTTCTGTACCATCCAATTCATATACTTTGACATCACCATTACTAAATATTGCTACATACCTTTCATTTACATCTCTATTTATAGTTTGTATATGAACATTACCTACAGTAGAAGAACTTAGATTAGTTATAAACTGTGTACCAGAACGCTTTACAAGACCTTGTACAGGACTGCTATTAGCATTGTCTTGTATATCTGCATGATCAGCCTGTTTGGTTGAATCAGCAGCTTGTGATATTCCTCTTAGTAAAGTAGGAATTGCTCTGGATACTACTGCCATAATTATCTAATTAATGCGTTTGCTGGACTATAAGTATCAAAGACACTTGTTAAACTAGGATCTCCTCTTAGTAAGTTGTGATCTCCATTTGCTAAGTCTGTCTCCATCAGTATAGCTCTAGCTCTTATTTCATCTTCTTGTGTATAAGTTCTTAATCCATCATCACTAACTAATCTATCAACAAATACTCTTGCAGCTTTGATAGTCATATACCTTCTTGCAGGTTCTGGTATCTCATCAAAAGTTCTAAAATAAACAACAGTACAAATTAAATCTTCATCAAATTCATATCTGTTATTTAATCTGTCATATAATTTAAGACCTCTTTGTATTGCATCAATCGTAGGGTGTTGATGAATATTAGGATCTATTCGTAAAATATCTGTTGATAATACAATTTGTTTTGTAGTGTCATTTCTATTTAAAGTGACATCTATCTCAGTATTAAAAGACCATCCTTCACTTTGGATTTCTTTATTTATTTCGGTAAGGGTTGATTGTGCTAGTCGTACATCAACAGGAACTGTACCTGTAAGACTGTTAACAGGTGCTTCTCCTATAGCAGCCAACATTATGTTGATGCTTTCTAATTCTGAGGTGGCTGCTGTTGTCATTATTTCTTAGCAGTCTTGGCTGCACGTTTAAAGTTTGCTGCTGTTGGAGAACCTTTAGCTCCAGGTTTCCTCATCTTTTCACCAGATCCAGCAGCGATTCTTTTACGCTTGGCATGGATGTTGGCATATAAACCTTTTCTTTTTATTTTCAAAGAATCTCTACCACTCTTCTTTTTCTGTGGTGGTCTTCCTACTTTCTTACCGTAAGTTCCTTTTCCTTGTGGCATGATTTTCCTTAAGAGATGAAAAAAAGAAGGAGTACCCATTGCTGAGTACCCTTCTGTATGTAGTTAAGAAGCAGATAGCTTGATTGTAGCTGCACATTCTGGACGGAGGATTCCGTGACCAAGAGCATACTTAGCAACCATCAAAGTACCTTGATACATGATTCCGTAGTCAGAGCCTGAGATCTCAGTTGTCATGTCCATTAGCTTCACAGTACCAACTGCTGACTTATGGAATACAAGACCGATAGTTTTACTATCATCACCTGAGTAAGTGTTGTTAGCACCTGATGGGTTAGATCCTACGTTTGATTGAGGTACATTGTTACTCATCATTACAGGAATACCTGCAACCATTTGTACTTTACCTGAAGCAAAAGATCCGTTACCACCTGGGTTAAAGTCAACATCAACTGTTCTTGTTGCAGACTCAGCTAACTTGTAATACTCAGCAGGTGGTAATACACAGAAACGATCTGTTGGAGGAATGTCTCTTTCATCAAACGCTTGAGCGATGTCATAGATAGCTGCTGCTAACTCATCACCTGTTACGTTTGCTGAAGCTGTATTACCGTTAGCAAGAGTAGTTACTAAACCACCACTGCCACCTGTAAGAGTAGTTGAAGCTCTTGAAGCATTAGCGATTACTTTAGCTACGTTTTGGTCATAAGTTTTGGCAAGTGCCTTACCTAATTCCTTTGCGTAGATAGCTCTCACATCATAATGATTCTTAAGCTCATCAATGTTTGCGACAAAAGATTGTGCAATTAATAGATCATCAATAGAGATGATTTTCTCATTTGCCAAGATTTGGTTAGCACCAACTAAAGGTGTTCCAACTGTGTGATACGCTGCTGTAGCTGTACCTGTTACAGGGAACTGTGCTGATTTACCAGAACTGATTGTACGGACGTTGTGAAGGCTGTCGTTGAAAATGTTATTTTCAGAGAAAGCAGTCAAAACTTCTCCTGAGAAAACCTTGAGAAACAAGGCATCAAAACCAGTACCAGAGTTATTAACCAAACCTAAGCGTGAGACTGTAGCGTTAGCCATGAGTTTCCTCTTAGATTAATAA